CAATTAAGTGATCAAGTGGACGTGACTCAATCTCAATTACCTTGTTAGGTAGATGAGGACTACTCTCATACCGCTCATGAAGGCTCCTTCTCTGCGGGCGTCCGGTACCTTTCGCATTCATTTTAGCAGGTTCTCGTCTCAGAAGTCTGAAAGCGATAACCTCATCTCCGTAGGAGTCAAATGGATCCGGTGGGTATTCTTCAACTAGCGAAACCTTCTTACTCTCTTCCTTATTCTGCTGTGCTACTTGTATCAACTCTGCTGCAAGAGAAAAGAAGCGCGGTAAACTCATTGACTGTTCAGTGGTTAGTAACCTCTCAACATTTGTATTCCAAGGATTATTTGCAGAATCCCAGGGGCTGTTCATCTCAATAGGTAGCTCCCATTGAGACTTAATACTATCTCCATCCAGCAGTCGAACTGTAAATGTCTTCTTTGCTTCCTCAAGCCTTTCTACAGGCACGTCCTCAACCAAAGTTGAGACTTCTGGATCTACATTTGACATTACGGCTCCAACCTAATGGAATCTTGTTCCCTGCAGTAAACTGCAATGAATTCTAGCCTTCCGAAATCCGCTCGACGCTCATCGATTGTCTGCGGTTTATAGACGGCCTTTCGTTTGTATGGTACTACTGCACTACCTTCGACATCAAGCAATAGTTCAACGATCTTGTCATCATAAGTAATAGCAGTGTCATATCTGAAGTAAAAAACCTTAAAATCGGTACGTAGAGTTCCTGGAGTTAGTTTGATTACTCGGTTAGCCATACCGCCATCAGCGCCTACATATGTATCATAGGTAATTGTGCTAGTCTCATCCCAGAAGAATCCTTCCCCTAGGCAGAAGGGACAATCCTTTTCTGTATCAGGCTCGTGTGTCAAAGAATCTTTACAAGGGCAAGGAATCTTTGCACCGTCTGCATCCCTTTGCATACGACGCATAAGTACGAGCTTGCCATGAGGAATTGCATTTGGACCTCCGTAAAGAATTTCGTCAAACTCTTTACGCAAGTCAAGTTCTCGTCTACCACCTGACCGGCGATTGACAGCCCCAAGACCTGTTGGATATAGCTTACGCGGAGAAGCCATTAGGACTTATTCTCGGAGAAAGCTGCAGCAATACTACGCTCAGTAAGAACTCTGGTGAGACCATCAATATGTCCGTGGCGGAAACGCCTATGCCCACGCGGACGAATCTTAGCGTTCGAGTTAGGGGTAGAGTAAGGGAACTGGTCTGAATTGAACCAGAGTCTACCAATAGCCCTGCGATCGGGGTCGTGTATACCCTTAACTGCAAAGCTTGGACTAAAGCCCTGGCCTGGAGTGATACAGCCTCCGGCATTAACAACTCTTAGCCATTCTCTACGAAGCTCTTTTAGCTCATCAAGAATATTTGCAATATTAACATCGTTCTTAATCATTAGGTCTGCGAGACGCTTGGTCTTCGCACCTGCTCCTGCCGGTAGCAGGAGAAGCTTAATCATTGCATCGTAAGTAGTGAACTTAGTCTTTGCTACAGCGAGTCGCTGAGAGCACTTACTTCCGCCATTAGGTGCGTACTGGTCTACTTCAATTGAAGACCAATGGATCATTAAGCAAAGAGTGTCATCTGGAATTCCGTCAAGCCACGGTCCCGCCTCTAGCCTTACCAGATCGGTTGAAGCATAGAGAGGATTATACAGGGTGCTAAATGTGAGCACTGTATCTTCAGATAAAGTATCACCGCTGATCTTTCCGGCAATGGTTTCATCAAGGGTGATTACTACCAACTGGTTAAAGTCTAAACTTTGCTCACTCCAACTACCGCCAACGACAACCGAAGAGCTAAGGATTCTAGCGACCATCGTGGTTTCGATATCGCCTACCCATACGTCATGCCAGGCACCGGCTGGGCCACCAGAAGGTACAGTCCAAACATACTCGTAGAACCCTACATCAATATTTGTAATACTGGCGGGGCTTACAGTGATCGTAGCACCTGAAAAGTCATCGTCGTCAACTGCGGTTTGTACCGTGTCGAGATTGATAGTGGAATCGTATAGGTAGAGTTCTAGCGTGCCAGTATCAACATTAACGGGTTCTCCGCAAGCATCGAGAAAGATCACCCGGAGAATAATAGCTTGGCCCGCTGGGACACATGTTCTTTCAAACGCCATGAGATCTCCTTAAATTTCGATGGTTAAAACTGCGCCAGCTACTGTGAGCTTTTTGAAAAGCTCCACAGGCTGCCCTGTATTAGTAACACTTGGACCAGTAAATGCTCCACTTGCTGAATGAGCTTCTACCGTAACTGTATCCTGGGTTATAGTAGCTGGATTGAGGTCTTCACTGAAAGTAATAGTGACGGTTCGAGTGGCTAGTGGAAGGTTAAAATCTCTGTCGGGTGGATCGCTACTCAGGATAGTCAGTGCTGCATCTTCGGCGGTCAAGCCTGTAATACTACCGATAATCGAAGTACTGGCCGAAGTAGGAACGCTCTGAATAGAGCCAGTTCCCGTAGTAAAACTAAACGAGTAAGAAGTAGCCAAATATGTTAGTGGCTCGACTGCAAAAACGTACTCGTCGTTTAGAACAAAGCCAGAGCCTGTCGAGCGTAGCTGAAGTCCGTCAGTAAGGCGACGGAAGCGGCGCGAGGTTAGCCTATCAATGACTGCTGAAGGCTCTCCAGCAGAGTCAAACCACCACTTATACTTGGCTGTACCAATATCTCCAGCCAGCGTAATCTTGGCATAGACCAAGTCAGAGACGGTGCCAAGGAACTGCCCAGCAGGAACTAGGTCTCCAGTAGTACCAGTTACCCCAGTCTCATCTACGTCAAAGATGGTTCTCTGAGATACACCTCTATCGTCACCAATCTCTGCTGTGCCGATAATGTAGACGGTGTAGTTGGTATCCGCAGCGAGCGGAGCCTTTGGAGTAATAATAAGCTTCTGAGAATAAGGACCGGCTGTTTCGCTAGCCTGGTTTAAGACGGGGTCGATATCGGCCTCTACGCCTAAGCTATCTACGTAAATAACCCTGTAATCCGCTGGAACAGTACCAGTGAGGCCAGGGGAGTTTAAGAAGTACGGGTTTTCTCCGGTATCTTTGTCGATCCAAATAGCTTGTTCTGGGCCACTGGTTCGGTCAAAGTCGGGTCCGTAGATAACTACGTTGGAGATAGCAGAGGTTAGATCGATACCCACATCGAACGTAATTTCAATATCAGCGCGGAGTGGAATCCCCGTCGTCAGGTCGTTCGGGTAAACCGCTGTTACTGCTGGTGCTGGCATTAGGCTTCTCCGGCTTAGGTGGGTTTCGAATGGTTACAAATTCGCCATCTTCTTCAAACTCAGCGAATGCGGGTAGCATCATCGGTCTACCGGCTACAAGGTTTTCTTTTTGCCCTTTGTCAAGATTAGCACGCCAACTCATAGATTCTCCAGGATAAAATAAAAGGGGTGAGGTCCGTTTAGACCTCACCCCTCAAATCTTAGCAGAACCAGACTTTGATTACACTACTGCAACAGCAGGGTCAATCACGGCTGCGGTTACGGCTGCGGCCTGAACAGTACCATTGAAGAAGTTCTCTTCGAGGGCAACATTCTTAAACACGCCGACGCCCTGGCCTTCGTGTGCGACAGCAAAGCCGTAGCGCTCACGAATCTTGACCTTGACGGTCTCAACACTCTCGTCCCGCCACTCTACAGTGGTCGGATCCTCATCCACGAGGTAGAAGCCTACGTTTCCTTCAGAAAGAAGGAAGATGTCACCGAGGTTACTCTCGGGATCGTAAGTCACCAGTGGAGAGGTGATGATGTTGAGGTTAATACCAGCGTAGCTAGGCATACGGAAGGCGGAGTTCGCACGGTTGCTTCGCTCAGAAAGCGGAGTAACTGTGTTGCCAGAAGGCGTTCCGCCAGGAACAATCGCCTGACCTCTCGATGGACCCTGTCCACCCATTGCACCGTTGCTCCAAGAAGCCTGCGGGCCAGGGTTTCCAGACCATCCACCAAAGTAGCTTCCACCACCGTGGTTGATGAGCATCGCGCGCATAACCGGGTCCTGAACAAACTTGTAGAAGAACAGCGGGTTCATAAGAAGAGTAGTAGCGGTGAAGCCTTCCTCTGACATATGAGCCATCGCTCTTAGCAGGTCGTCCATTCGCATGGAACCGTTACCGAGCATGTCGATACCGCGTCCAGTGGTTACACCAAATAGCGAGGTTGCTGGTGTTAGGTTGTTGTATAGCTCAGTGCCTAGGGCATTGAGAAAGTTAACTGCCTTCTGTTCCTTGTGTCGAACAAGAGCGTTACCCATGAGACGTAGGTTGATTGCCATAATATCCCAGGTGCTGTAGCGCAGAGCTTCGTCGGTGAACGAAGCGGCGATACCGCTCTTACCGATCCAGGCAGTGCTTACCGCTCCACCAATCTGGAACATGACCTCAGGATACGTACCGTTTTCCTGGACATCGCCTGCATAGACGGCTCCCAGTGCACCAGCGAGTACCTGAGTATTGAGACCCTGTGCCTGCACCTTGCTAAATAGCGAAGTGACTACGGCCTCGGGCTCAATTGGCTCACGAATAATAATCTCCATCGACTTCTGAAGCAGAGGAGTAATCTCAGAAGCCGAGACGGTGTCACGGTTCTTCGGAGAAATTGTCTCTGCAAAAGAGGCCCAGGGGATCTTAATATCTGAATCGGGAAGCTGTCCACGATTCACCATTACGTCCGCTAGATAGCGGGCTGCTTGGTCGTCACCAGAAGGAAGCTCTAGCTCGTGGCCATCATTTAGCTTTAGAGTAGTCATGATTAGCTCCTTATGACATCTTGATGTTAACAATTGCGATTGAGTCCGCAACTGTTTCATCAGATAGTGTGATTAGGTCCGAGAAGCCCTTGGTGGCAGTACCCGGCATCTGGGCGGTCTTTGCAAAATTCGAACCCTGGAAACCTGTACGCACGCGGTCTAGGAGACCTCGCGGTTCTGCCTGGACTTCGAGTACACGGCCAATTGAGCCCGCTGATGTACTGCCCTGCGAAACGAAGTTAGACTCTTCGTCAATGCCAACATAGTCACCAGGGAACGGTAGGTCTACGAAGTGAACGTGTCGATGATCACC